CTTTCTCTCCCACAATGATCTGTAAACAATGTTGCTCGCATCACCCTTATACTTGCCAGGGTTGTTTGGTTTGAATATTCCTCTGTATGCCATGGTATAAATATGTATGTTCAGAGGAATAACGATGAGTGAAGAAAGAGATCGTTCTGTATTAGAAAGTTTCAATACAGACTCGCCAATCACACAATTAGAGTACCCACGAAGAGGGTTAGGCTTCGATGATGTTGGTCTTGGTCACCACATGATCTTTGATATTTTCGAGATCGAGGGGTTGTGCTTCGAGACACTGAATCAGTCGTTCTCGTCAGCAGAGCAGGTTTCAACATCTGAAACGGAGAACACACCGATTCTAGATGGCATTTCAACAGAAGATGCTATTTCAACATCGAATGATACAGGTCTTGCTGGTATTGCAAACAACATCACAGACGGTGGTGCTCTTCGCAATCTTTCGTCTTGGCTATCGACCAACTTTGAAAACTTCAAAGGCCTATCTCAAGAATCGTCTAGAATTCAAGAGGAGGGAAAGAAACTCAAAGGTAGTATTGCTTTGTATGTGCCAGAAGCAGTAAATGTTTCTTATGGTCTAGACTGGCAAATGAGTGATGACATGGTTGGTGTTGCACTTCTCGAAGATGTTTTCAAACTCATTCAATCATCTGGTGGTGCCTCTACAGAAAAAATTGCAAAGTCTATTGGTGAACAAATCGCAATTCAGGCTGCACCGAATGTTATTGATTCAATCGGAAGTCTTGTTGGGGTAAACTTTGGTGGTCAGGCCGCAGTTGAATCGCTCACAAGAAAGGTTCGAAACCCACACATCGCATTCTTGTTCAAGGGTGTGAATCAGAGATCTTTTACCTTTGAGTTTAATTTTACACCTCAGAATTTTGAGGAAGCAAAAGACACATACAACATTATCAAGATGTTCAAAAAGCATGCTATGCCTGAACTTGATGATAGCAAGAGATTTTTGAGTTACCCCTCACTCTTTGAGATTACATACTTCTCACAGTTAGGTGTACAAAACAAATTTGTGAACAAACTAAAGCCTTGTGTGATCACAGCCATCAATGTTGACTATTCTGGTGGTGGAACATACTCAACATTTGAAGATTCAAGTTTCATTGACATTGATGGTAAAACAGTAGACGGTGCGCCACCAACAAACGTAAAACTTTCTCTTACGTTCTCAGAGACCAGTCTTCTCACCAGAGGCGACATTGACGAGGGCTATTGATGTCATACTTTCGTAAAAACTTTCCAAAGACTGCTTATGACATGTTTGGTGACAAGAAGTATCGCCAAGCAGTTGATATTGTAAAAAGTTTCACCTTGTCAGATCAAGTCAAGCAAGAAGGTACAGTCTTCTTCAACTACATTGTGAAAGACAGTGATCGTCCAGACACGATTGCTGAAAAACTTTACGGTAGACCAGACTTGCATTGGATTGTTCTTTTTGCAAATGACATTCAAAACATTTATACCGAATGGCCAAAAGATCAAACAGAACTTGAAAGTTTGGTCGCAAAGAAATATCCTGGAAAATCATTGTTTGTTTCTCCTGTGAATACGAATATTCCAAAACAAACATACGCAGTTGGTAGTCATGTCACAGGTCCTTACAACAGCACAACTGGCGTGACAGCACAGGCAAAAATTATCGAATGGGATATAAACTTCGACGAAATGGTGATCGACACAATCACAGGGTCATTTGCGGGCAACGATGTCATTGAAGTTATCTCGACCGAAGGTGTTTTGAGA